TTACTAAAGCCAAATATAGAGATTGTGTAGATGCTATTGATAAACTCACTAAAAATGCTCAACTGCTTAAAGGTAAGGAAACCGCAAGAGAGGAACAAGTAATAATATGGCAACAATAGTAACAACAATACCTTACAAGCCAAGATCGTGGGCTAAAAAATTACATGCCTGCACTCTCCGTTGGATGGTATTAGTGTTACACCGGCGCGCTGGAAAAACCACAGCAGTTATAAATCATTTACAACGAGATGCTTTGAGAGTAAAAGATTCTCATTATGCCTAGATAGCTCCGACATATAAAATGGCCAAGAGAATTGCATGGAAGATGTTGAAGTTTTATTCCCGAGACATCAAAGGCATGGTATATAACGAATCGGAACTGATAGCTACTTATCCAAACAGATCAACTCTATCACTTTACGGATCAGAAAATATTGACTCGCTTCGAGGTATCGGATTGTGGGGTTGTGGCTTAGATGAAAACAGTCAACAACCATCAAATATTTTTGGTGAGATAATTTCAAAATGTTTAGCTGATCACTTAGGATATTGCATATGGCTAGGTACGCCGAAAGGAAAAAATGAGTTTCACCGGGTATATGTTACAGCTAAAAAAAGTAAAGATTATTTAGCAATCTACAGAACAATAGATGATACCTTAGAAAACGAAGAGGGCGAAACAGTAGAGAATTTAGCAGTAGCCTTACAAGATGATATAAAACTGGTAGAAGACGGATTAATGACAGAAGAGGAATTTCAGCAAGAGTGGTATTGTTCCTTTGAAGCTGCCATTAAAGGAGCTTATTATCTTAAAGAAATAGCTCAGGCCCGAAAAGACGGAAGAGTTAAAGTTGTGCCTTATGATACTGAGTTGAAAGTACATACAGTTTGGGACTTAGGAGTCGGCCAAGCTTTAGGAGTAGGTTTTTATCAGAGAGTCGGAAATGAAGTTCACATGATAGACTACTGGCAAGGCACAAATAATGAAGGTATCAGACACGGTATAAAAGCCTGCCAAGATAAACCATACCTTTACGGAAAACATTTCGCGCCACATGATATAAATGCTAAAGAGGAAACAACCGGCATGACAAGAATCGCCTACGCTAAAAAGTTTAATATAAATTTTATAGTAGTACCTAGCGTTTCAGTAGACGACGGAATTGAAAAAGGTAAATTATTCTTTTCAAGATTATGGGTTAGTGAAAAACCTTGTGAGGTTTGGCTTGATGCAATCGCACAATATCATCAAGAGTGGGACGATAAAAGAGGAATGTTTAAACCAAGACCTTACCATGACTGGACTTCCCATCCGGCTGATGTACACAGATACGCTGCCTTAGTAGAAAAGTTAATGACTAACGAAGAAGTAGTAGAACATCCAAAATCTGCTCCACCTAAACCTAGATCAAGATACGCCGGTACTGAACGCAGACAACCCATGAGACCTAAAAGACAATTAAGAGCAAGAGGAGAATGAAAACAATAAAATACTTTTCAATGTTTAGCGGTATAGCTGGGTTCGAGTTAGGGATAGGAAAAAAAGGAAAATGTATTGGTTACTCAGAGATTGACAAGTACGCAATTCAAATTTATAAAAAACATTTCCCAAACCATAAAAACTATGGAGACGCCACAACAATTAAGCCTAATGAAGTCCCGGATCACGATTTACTCGTTGGCGGATTCCCTTGCCAAAGTTTCAGCATTGCTGGAAAGCGGGGAGGATTTAAAGATACGAGAGGCACTTTATTCTTTGACATTGCCAAAATTCTCAAAACTAAAAGACCGAAAAATTTTATCCTTGAAAATGTCAAAGGGCTTTTGTCGCATGATAAAGGCAATACCTTTGCGACAATCATCTCAACAATTGATGAATTGGGGTATGACTGTCAATGGAGTGTGCTTAACAGCAAGAATTTCGGAGTCCCACAGAATAGGGAAAGAGTGTTCATTATCGGACATCTTAGAGGAACAAGTAGACTAAAAGTATTTCCTATCGGAAAAGATGATCAAATGTTTAATGGGCAGGCAGGGAAAGACAATAAACAAACAAGTGATTCCAAAAATCAGATTACTAGAACGATAAATTCACGACTTTATAAAATGGGTGATGCTGACAATTATGTTAAAGTCCCATCAGCTACACAAAAAGGATATGAAACGGCCGAAGAAGGCGATTCAATAAACTTAGCAGTTCTTAATTCTAAAACTCGTAGAGGTAGAGTAGGGAAAAAAGTAGCACAAACTATTGATACAGGGATGCAACAACATACTTTACAAGATGCAAAAATAAGACGCTTAACTCCAACTGAATGTGAAAGGTTACAAGGATTCCCAAATGGATGGACAGAAGGAGTAAGTGATACTCAGCGATATAAAACATTAGGAAATGCAGTAACAGTTAATGTAATCGAAGCAATTATCAATAAACTAATCTAATGACTTATTTTATAAAACATATGACTTTTAACCAATTCGCAAAAAACGTAAAAAAATCTTTAGTTCAAAAGTACGCAGTACACAATCGTTTATCAAAACAGATTGAGGTACTTTACAGACAGGTATTACCGCACGTCGGACAAGACCGAAGAGATAGAGTCGATGCTTTACATGTCGAAACATCACAACAAATAAACGCAACTAAGCTTAAATTACAAAAAGAATTAAACGATCAATTTGAGGCACAGAAGGATAAAATTGAGCTAGACTATATGCGAAAGGAGATAGTTATGTTACAATTATGGAAGGATAACATTGAAGGCAGAAAATTATTATTAAATAAAAAGCTTAAATAAATGCCTAAAAAAACCAAAAAAGATAAAGTAGGTAAGCTGATCAAAAACCAAATAACCGATCAGGCTATTGAGGAATATGATGTTGGTATAGAATTTAGAAAACCTCGGGAAAAACAGTGGGCCATAATTGAAGATCAATACTCAATGAAAATAGAACCCGCATTATACGGAAGGTTTAATATACCTTTGCCGATAATGTCGGGTTTTGTTCATAATATAAAATCTAAACTAGACGATCGGCCGGTTATTAAATATACACATGACGAAGAAGCTGATTATAAAAAGGCAAGAAAGGCAACCGCAGCACTTGATAAGGAAACTAGCCAGCCACTAAAAAACTGGGCGAGAATAGATAGGATGGTAAAACAATTAGCACTCATGCAGGGTGTAGGAACTTATGCTTTTGGAGCTTCAAGCGATAATGACGGAAAATTCGATCACTACTTAGAAGCAGTTGACGGCTATGATTTTATACAGGACCCGGCAGGCGGAGCTATATTAGAAGATCAAGACTTTTGCGGACGAGATAATATAATAAAAAGAGCATGGGATTTAGAAGATGGAATTAAAGAACGCGGATACAATAAAGAAAATATAGAAAGGTTAATCGCTATAGCAGGTAAAGATGATACGATAGGTAAAAACGCAGAAGAAACACAACAAGCAAAACAGAATAGATACAAAGCTTTAAATATGCAGTATAAGACTGCTAAATATGTTTTACCATCAGAGATACCTTTTGTAATGACAGAGTTTATTACAACTTATGAAGGTACAAGATGGTATATACTTTTTCACCGGCAAACTAAGATTTGGATAAAATGTGTTGAATTAACAGAAGTATTTGAATCTAACTTATATCCTTATATTCGCTGGGCACCTTATGACGATCCGGAGAATCCTTGGCCTTTAGCACCAGCAGAAGAAATGATACCAGTAACCGACGCTATACAAACTTTAATCAATCAAGCTTTTGAAAATAGAAATAAAATTAACTGGGGCCAAAGAGCATATAATCCTGACATATTCCCTGATCCGTCAGAACTTGAATATATCGAAGACGGCTTAGTAGTAGCAAAACCGCCAGCAAACGGTAACATAAGAGATGGTATTTATGAATTTACAACTTCAGAGCTTGCTATAAAAACAACTATTGATTTAGCAAACTATTTAGATTCTTATGCTGGGCAGAAAACAGGTGATACCCCGGGATCACGAGGAGTCGCAGAGAAGGATAAGAAAGTCGGAGTTATGGAAATGGAATTAGCAAATGTATCAGACAGACTAGGGTTATCAAATAAAGAGTACACAGACGCTTGGCAAATGCTTGGTTTACATTTCTTAAATGGTCTAAGAGAACACATGGATCAGCCAATGATGGTTAAGTTAGTTGGAGAGAAAGGTTTTGAAAACGATACATTAACAAAAGCTGAACTAACCCCACAAAAAACAGGTGAAGACGGCGCAGAAACCATGGTTGATTTTGATGTAGTAATCCAGTCAAGTACCGCAGACGCGCAGGCCGCAACAATTTTATCTCAGAGAAAACAAAACTCAATAGGTAGGTTGGTTAAAGCAGGTGTGCTTAGTTTAAGACAAGCTTGTGAATTAGATCTAAGAGATTCAGGGTGGAGCGAAGAAGACATTAAAGCTTTAATGGATGTAGAAAACGAAGGTAATAGAGAAATATTAGCTGAAGCAGAAGAAGAAAACGAACGACTTGGACAATTAGAAAATGTACAACCAAACAGAGGCGCAACAGTCGGGCATGTACAAAATCATATAGACTTTGCTAATAATACTAAATTTTCGAAAAAACCAGCAGAAGACGCTAGAGTTGTAAAACATATTTACGAGCATGCGGCAGCAGAAACACCTTTTGCAATAGAAAATAAAAGTCGCTCATTAGTAAAAGCAATAGGCGCGCAGAGTAAAATGGCATTAGCAGATCGCGATAATATACCAGCTAAAAAATCCGGAGAACCTGAGCCAGTAGGCCCAGCACCGGACCAAACAGAGTAATATATGGCATTATCAGATAGAATACAAGCACATAAAACCAAATTAACTGAGTTAGCATTGGACAACCCCGGCTTTAAAACTTGGATAAAACAGGTAGAAAAGATGGAAAATGTTGTCTTAGCAGCTGAAAATGTGGTACACTTAAAGCATAATCCCGTAATTAAAGAGTTTATAGATATATCAGAAACAGCAAATATTGAGATTGATAAGCGTTTATCCACAGAAAGGGACATGACAGACAAGGAAAGATCCCTGCTTTTTGCGCAAAACGACTGGAATAAACAGTTTTTAGGACTATTTCGAAAAAAAGAATTGATACTAAAAGGTCAAGAAAAACTTTTAAAACAAGTAATAAATAACATGAAAAAACATGGCCACTAGATTTTCCCCAATTAGCAAATTTCGCAAGGCAAAAACAGCGGAGAGAAAGTCTAAACAGAATTTAGGCCATCTTCAACGACGCTTAGCAGCAGAGAATACTATCAGAGATATAAGAAAAAACCATCCGAATTTAAAAATATGGCAACAGCCAATGGATAAAATCAGAGGGAAAGTGCAAAAACCTGGTACAGGTAAATTCTATACAGCTTATACAAAAGAGCTAAAGCGCATACAGACAGCGCAAAAAAATAATAAAGGTGTAGCAACACGTTTTAAAGAAGTAAGTTAATATATGGGAAAAATGAGAAAAATTAAACCAAAGCGTTTTCCAAGACTAGGAGAGGACGTAGCACCAGCTAAGGAAAAAACAAAGTTGGTTTATCCGAAATTTAGAATAGATTTAGATCATTTACCTGGCGCGAAGAAATGGGATATAGATACAAAAAAGAAATTAACATTAGAGGTACAAGTCAAAGGAGTCAGTAATACAGAGTATGACAAGTCGGTAGAATTTGCCATTATGGGTATAAAGGTTGGGGGTAATAAATAATTTTAAATATTAAACATAAATTTTATGGCGAAAGCTAAAACATCAAAGCCAAAAAAATCAACACCTAAACCCAAAGAAAAAGATACTGAAGTAAAAGTATCACAAGAAGCTAAAGACATTGCCGAAGATCTAAAAAAAGATGAATTACTACAAATTGCTAAAGACGAGAAAGTAAAAGTTAATAAATCAGATAAGGAGGAAGTAATTGCGCAAGCATTACTAGACGGCGGAGTAGAATTTTCACAAGGGGAAGACGAAGAA